CAGCCGCACGGTCAGCCGCATGGTCAGCCGCAGAGTCAGCCGCATGGTCAGCCGCATGGTTAGCCGCAGAGTCAGCCGCAAGCTACAAAATGTCTCGCCGTTTATTAAAGATAATCAGGGCGTGTAAGTAATCTGTCATGACCAAAGGATTCGCCCTAATTGAGTTACTGGTTATCATAGCGATAGTAGGTATTCCGGCATCAATTATTCTATATGCAATGGTTGATGCAAAAAACAAGAAGGAAATGACTGATGAAGAATATTGTAACCAGGAAGGAAGACATCTTCTTGTAGAACAATTGCCAGCCGTGTGCTTGAAATACTACTCTGACTTATAGTCAGGGTGCTGTGGTGGTGTAAGGGGCATTTCTGTAGCGGAGGAGCTATATTTCTACGGTATAGCCCACAGCATCCTGTCCGAAAGTTATCCACACCTGATGGATTGCAAAGGGAGTACAAGGTCATGTTATACTGTACGACAGTACCTTCAAATATTGAACTGTAGAATGAGGTTGTAACGCTTTCGTTACTTCAATCAAAACTACAATTGTTTAATTAGGCTTGTAGGACTGGTTAGCTTCTTTTCCAGGATTGCAAGTTTTGTCCTCTGAAGAACCTTCGCAGGCGAATCAGAGGATTTGGGGTAAGACCCTGACATAGTAATATGTTGTTATCTCACGAATGCGGCCTATCTCCTCACCCTACAGTTCAATTCAGATTGCGAAGCGAGGTTGTAATGATTTCGGATACTTCTTGGGGAAATATCTCCGACATCTTCGTATCGCCTCACTTTGCAGTCTGAAGCCCAGTGGTAATGAAACAGTTACTTCCACTTTCATTGGAGAGGTCGCAGGTTCGAGTCCTGCTCTCGACACAATACGCCGAGATAGCTCAGTTGGTAGAGCGCTAACATTTCTGTTTCACCTTGTCCCTGGACTCCAGACTGTATTTAGCAAATAACATAAAAGAAGCCTATGTCTAAATTCAACGTAAATGTTCGTGTAAAACCAGATACTACAAACGTAGCTGGTGGTAAAGCGTTTTCGATGTCTCCAGAGATGGAACTTGTACACGCTGTTTTAACTTCCTTTCTCAAAGACGAGTTCTATGAGAAGGGGTCTGACCGTGTAGACCGCATTAAGAAGCTGGTCGCTCTGAATGACCCACAATTCGTCGCAAAGCTCGCCATCGTTGCCCGTAAGGAGTTCAATCTCCGTTCGGTCTCGCACGTTCTCTTGGGCGAACTCTCGAAGGTTCACCGTGGTGATTCTCTGGTCAAGGATGCCATTGTTGAGGCCGCTCTACGTCCCGATGATCTGACAGAAATTGTTGCCTACGTCAAAACTCCCCTGCCTAAGCAGGTTAAGCGTGGCGTTCGCAATGCCATTCTGAAGTTTGACCGTTATCAACTCGCTAAGTACAAGGGTGAAGGAAAGGGTGTTACTCTGGTTGACCTCTTTAACCTGACTCACCCAAAGACCAAGCACGCCGATGCCGAGCAGAAGAAGGCCTGGAAGGATTTGATCGAAGGTAATCTGGCCTCTTTCGATACCTGGGAGACAGAAATCTCTAATGCGAAGGATGACAAAGCTCGCACGAAAGCCTGGGAAGCTCTTATTAAGGAGAACAAGATGGGTTACATGGCACTGCTCCGCAACCTGAACAATCTGATTAAGTACGGGGTCGGGGAAAAAGTCCTCGACATGGTAGCCAAGAAACTGTCTGACCCAGTAGAGGTGGCTAAGTCCAAACAACTTCCCTTCCGCTTTGTTACTGCTTATGACAACGTACACGGCAACCGTGTCCTTACCGATGCGATTGCGGATGCAATGGAACATGCCCTTTCCAATGTCCCAACTCTGCCAGGTAAGACTCTGATTGCGATTGACTCTTCTGGTTCAATGTCTGGAGACCCAATGAAGAAAGCATCCATCTTCGGTGCGGCACTGGCTAAGGCCAACAAGAACTCTGATGTCATTCTCTACGATACGGACGTTAAAGAACTCGCCAATTTCAACTCCAAGACTCCAGTCATTGACCTGTCTAAATCAATCGAAAGGCAAGCGATGGGTGGAGGAACCGAGACTTCCCTAGTCTTCCAATACGCAATCGCCAAGAAAATCCGATATGACCGTGTAATTATTCTCTCTGACAATGAGTCCTGGACAGAAGGATGGAGGGGCAACTCGGTGCAGGACTTCTACAAAGCCTACCGTGGAACTGGAGCTGACCCGTTCGTCTATGCGATTGATATTCAGGGCTATGGAACGTCCGATGTGAAGGGAGGCAAAGTGTTCCATCTGTGTGGATGGTCGGAGCGACTCCTCGACTTCATTGGTCGAATTGAAGAAGGGGAATCGCTTGTGGATTACATTAAAAATTATCAAATTAAGTCTATGAAATATGAAAAACCAAAGAAAGCAGTCACCAAGAAAGTCGTCAAAGTCGTCGGCAAAGTTAAAAAAGCCGTCAAACGTAAGCGTTAATTTTATCCTCGATAAGTCGGGTTCGATGAGTCATGTTCGGGATGCGACTATCAGTGGATTCAATGAATACGTTTCCGATTTGAAGAAGGACAAGAAAGCCAATTATAAGTTCTCGCTTACTCTCTTCGATACAGAAGTTGAGCAACCGTATGTGTCCGTGGACATTAAGAAGGTCAAGGACTTGTCCGACAAGACCTATCAGCCCCGCGGTAACACTGCCCTCTATGATGCGGTCTGTAAGACAGTCAAGGAAGCCAAAGCAGGAGACAAAGCTATCGTAGTCATTCTTACCGATGGTCAGGAAAACGCCTCACAGGAGTACAAACTTACTGACATGCGTGCCATCATCAAGAAAATGGAAAAGACAGGGAAGTGGAAGTTCGTTTATCTCGGTGCTAATCAGGACTCGTATGCCGTTGGTGGCCACTTCGGAATCGCCAAAGGTAACATTGCCAACTTCAATCACTCCCACGTTGGAACGGTTGCAGTAATGTCTGCGATGTCCGTTGGAACAAGGAGTTTCGCTGATTCCTCGAATACCAGCCAGGACTTCCTTACCGAGAAGCAGAAGAAAGATATATTGAAAGCTAAGTAACATGTCCGAACACAACATGAATATATGGTTGTCAACAGATACTCACTTCGGTCATGACAAGATGATTGAGCTTTGTGGCAGACCGCCCTTCTTCAGCGAGCTGATTCTTCAAGGCTTCAGGAAGCATCTGAAATCAGGCGATACTCTCATTCATCTCGGAGACATCTGTCTCGGTAATGACACGGCCTGGCATCTTGACCTAGAGGGTTACATTCCAGAGGGCGTGAAACGAGTTCTGGTTACTGGAAATCATGACCACAAGAGCGACAATTGGTATCTGACTCATGGCTGGGACTTTGTATGCTCTGCCTTCGCCAATACCTACTTTGGCCGCAGGATTCTATTCAGTCACAGGCCGATAGATATTCCGCTCGGTGTGAAGATTGGAGACATCAACATTCACGGTCACATGCACAACAATGACCACCGAGCTGATGAGGCGGCTCTCTACTACAATCCGAAGTATCACAAGAGGTTGGCCATCGAAGAGACTGATTACCTTCCTGTTCGCTTAGACCGATTCATTCAGACACTATGAAGGACAAACAGGACATTGAGAAATTGTTAGCGAACCTAGATTTTAGGGGTTTTGCTGAAGCTCATGCGAAGGGTCAGATGAATTGGCACGAGAACGAATGGCGAGAGTTTATTGAGTTAATTCAACAGAAGGAACGAGAACGGATAATGGAAGTGATGGAAACGATTTGCAATGAGAGTGAGTGGGAATGCCCTGAACACGGTAAAGAGTTAAGGATTACACCACCCCTCTGCAAAGAATGTAATCAGTGTTTTGAAGTGAACGTGATAGTGGCGAATCTCTACAGGTCAATAGTTGATAAATTGAAATGACATTTGTAGGTAAAGACAAAGCGCAAGAGATTGTTCGCAAACGCTACAGGTCTCATGCTCCTGCGAAGCTCATTGACGGTAGGCCAGCAGGCAAACCTCGGAAGCCCAAGACTTTGATGGGAAAGATTGTGAAGTATCTTTTTCCACACATAGAGAAGAAAATCTATAATAAGAGACACCGACATAAAACTCCTAGACTGACGGAGACGGAGACGGAGAGGAAGGCTCGTCATCGGTTGATACTGGATGTGTACCTGAAGCTGGGCAGTTTGAAGGAGACGGGAAAATTCTTTAGTATTACTCGTGAGAGGGTCAGACAAGTGGTCATTCACTTCCCTGAATACCATGAGCATCTGGAGAAACAACCAAGACGCTATCTGTACGAATATACTTGCTCGTGGTGTCAAAATGACCATGCGTTTATAACTACGAAGGGCAGTGTGAAGCCAAGATTTTGTTCCAAAGAATGTATGGTCAAAGCCCGAACTCATGTTTCCCCGACCTCTAGGTATGCCCCAATAGAAGTTCGCCGAAAGGTTTGGAGAGAAAGGATGAGAGCTTATTATCCGAAACTGAAAGACCGACCTGAACACAAAGAGACTGTCAGAAAAAGCAACCTACGAGCCAAATTGTACGGAACACAGAAGCGGTCTATTCTAAGGAGAAGAGAGGTATTAACTAACTTAGCTAGAGAAGCCCTTAGCGAACTTCCCTCCCCTCTAGGGGTCACTCCCCCATCTACGGAAGTTAGCCATATTTCATCGGGATGACTCGTGCTATAATTTGAGGCATGGAAACCCTGCTTACTCCACAACAGGAACTCTTTTGCCAATACTACGTTAAGAACGATGAGATGTTTGGGAATGCCACTCGTGCTTATGCCGAGGCATTTGGCTACGATTTGGATAATATGTCAAATGAAAGACCCGTAGAGGTACTGCCTGACGGGACAAAGAAAGAGGAAAAGAGTGAATATGAAAAGGCGTACAACATCTGTGGAGTGGAGGGTCACAAGCAGTTAAGAAAACCTAAAGTCAACGATAGAGTGGTGGCTCTGCTTAATGAGATTCTGACCAATGAGGTGGTTGATTCAGAGCTGGCAAAAGTAATGAAGCAAGACCACAAACTCGATGCAAAGGTGAATGCGATAAAGGAGTACAACAAATTGAGAGGTCGAATCATAGAGAAGAGGGACGTAACATCGGGTGGGCAACCGATTACTGTTAATCTAATCAACTATGGAGACAAGCCAAATAACTCTGCCCCACCGATACCAGCCCCGACCATACCAGTTACCGTTTCTCAAAGCCTGGGATAGCGGAGTAAAGCGTTTAATACAGGTCTGGCATCGTCGTTCAGGTAAAGACAAGACAGCCTTCTCAAATCTTCCCAAGAAGATGTTTCAGAGAGTAGGGACTTATTTTTATATTCTACCTACCTACGCTCAAGGCAAGAAGGTTATCTGGGATGGCATTGATGGAGACGGAATGAAGTTCGTAGAACACATCCCAAAGGAAATCATTGTTAATACAAACGAGTCAGAGATGCGTATAGAGCTAACCAATGGCTCGGCTGTTCAGATTATCGGCGCAGAGAACATTGACCGCATTGTTGGTACTAATCCAGTAGGGGTAATCTTCTCCGAGTTCTCGCTCATGAAAGAGGAAGTCTGGAGCTTTATACGTCCTATTCTCGCAGAGAATGGAGGCTGGGCCGTCTTTATCTTTACTCCTCGTGGTATGAATCACGCCTGGAGGCTATTACAACAGGCTATAGGTAATCCAGACTGGTTCTCACAGGTTCTAACTGTTGAGGATACTGGAGCAATAAATGATAAAGCCCTGGAATCTGAACGTAAGGAAATGCCCCAAGACCTATTCGAGCAGGAATATTACTGCAAGTTCATTGAAGGAGCTGGTGCATTCTTCCGTAGAGTTAGAGAGAATAGCTATGACCCAGAGATTGCTCTGCCGTTTGAAGGAGACTTCCAAGTCGGAGCGGACTTTGCCAAACACCAAGACTGGACAGTGCTTACTCCATTCAATCTCAATCACTTCATTGTCTACCCCCAAGACCGTTTCAATCAATTAGACTGGAATTTACAGAAAGCAAAGGTAGAGGCTATGTGCTTACGTTACAACGATGCTCTCTTGTGGCCTGACTCAACGGGACTAGGCGACCCGATTGTTGATGACCTCAAGGCTCGTGGTCTTCGTATTGGTGGTGAAGATGGTGAAGGATTCAAGTTTACTGAAACATCCCGTAAGAATCTGCTATCCCACCTCGCTATCCTCTTGGAGCAGGATAAAATTAAGATACCGAGAGACGAAGGACTAATCGGCGAGCTTCAATCTATGCGCTATGAACTCTCTGACCGAGGGACACTTAAACTCAAAGTGCCTGATGGTATGACTGATGACCGAATTATGTCTCTGGCTCTTGCTGTTTGGGGTGTAACTGAACGTGTGACTCCAGATTTGTATTCTATGCACAAGGTTTACCAGAACAGGATGACTCCTAAAACTTTCAAATAGATGTTGCTGAAGGTCAAAAGCTCAAAACTCTTTTCGATGAATCCAGCCAAGCGGTTCGCTAAAGAGCATGGCGTGCCTGAAGAGCTGTGGATGGAGATTTGGAAGAGATATAAACTCTTGGCCTACTCGGTTGCGGATTTAACTGACTACTACCATTTCAAGGCAGGCAAAAAGATTGAGAGGAATTACATCAGACGTTGGATATTCTTGGGTGAAGTCTATGCGCTCTCTAAGCCTGCACGAGATATGGGAGCAGAAGTCATCAACTCTGAACTCTTTGGTGATTTGGAGGAGAAGGTCATCAGAGAGGTGACAAAGAACCTAAAGTATAGTCAAACTAAGGACTCAAAGATAATGGCTTAAAACATAAGTTTCTTTTCTCGGCAGTCATCGGTTTGAGCCATACATTTGTTGTCCCTGATATTCTTGTCCTATATGGAGAATATCTTTAGCCAAATACGTCAGGAAAAAAATGACTTCTTCTATAATTACATATCTATTGTTCCTGGGTACTTTTTTAACCAGTACCAAACCCTCAAGCGCACCCACCTCTACCTCAATTCTAAATTTGAGGATTCCGCTTACTACATGGATAGGGAAAAATTGTTCTTCAACGTGGTCGTTCCTGCGTGCGAGGTGGCTACCAAGATGTTGGACGTTGATACAAAGGACATTCGATTGCTTCCGCAGAATGCCAAGTCTTACTTCTCGACCTATCTCTTGGAGAAGGAACTGAAGCAGTGGCTCAAAACATCCAAGCTCGCCAATGTCCTTAATCAGATTGCTGAACAAGGCCCGAAGTACGGCTCTGTTGTCCTTGAAAAGACTAAGGATGGAGCGAAGGTTGTTGATTTGCGTAAGCTCATTCTCGACCCGACTGTCGAATTTATAAAGGACAGCCGATTCGTTACGACCATTCACTACATGACTCCTTCCGAGCTTCGAGCTTCTGGTTGGAAGAATGTAGATGTTGCTATTGAACGCTTTGGTAAGGCCAATGCTCAATCAGCTTATGAAGACCTTGACGGTTCTGTGAATCAGTTGCAGTCTACTCCTTACATCAAAGTCTATAAACGCTATGGCGAAGTGCCGAAGTGGTGGATAGATGGGGGCAAGAGCATGGAGATGGTCAAAGCTCTGTTCATTGTGGCTGGTGCGGAAGAGACCGAGAAAGATGCAACTGGCAATGTCACAAGCGAATTAGGTGTTGTTCTCTTCAGTTCTCGCTGGTACAAGGAATGGCCGTTCAAAGACTATCACTACAGCAAGATTATTGGCCGATGGCTCGGTCTGGGTATTGTCGAATCCCTATTCGATGTGCAGGTTCGCTTGAATGAAATCAAGAATCAGAAGCGTATCTCAATGGAGATTTCCACGATTCACCTCTTCCAGACCAAAGACAAGCAGATTGTCCGAAACGTCCTTACTGACCTTCAGAGTGGTGACGTTCTTACTTCACCGAATGGCATTGAGCCGATTGTAAATGAGGAAAGAAATCTCTCGGCCTTTGATTCTGAAGAGACTAGCTACCTCACTCATGCTCAACGTGTCTCGTTTGCTTACGATGCTGTGGCTGGTGAGTCGTCTGCCGCTTCAACAACTGCTACTGCGGTCATCAACGCTCAACAGCAAGCCTCTTCAACTTTTGGCTTTAAGCGTGAGAACTACACAAACATGCTCCGTGACTTCTTCAATGACCTTGTACTACCTCAGTTGATGAAAGACCTGACACCTGAACACATCATGCGCTTTACTGGCTCGACTCAAGAGCTTCAGAAGCTAGACCAGGCCGCCTCCGAAATCTATGCTAACGATGAAATCAAGAAAGCCATTCTCGCTGGCAAGCATGTGACCCTAGAGATGCAGGACTTGCTCAAAGAAAAGGCTGTTAAGACCTTCAAGGCTCTAGGTGATAGCCGCTTTATCAAGATTAAACAGGCTTTCTATGATGATGCCGAGTTCGAGTTCGACTTCAACATCGGTAACGAACAGCTCAACCCTCAACAGATTCTTGAGAATACCCGTGAGCTTATCGGTTCTTACAACCCTCAAGCCATGAATGACCCACGTTTCAAGCTCCTTTACTTCAAGTATGCGGAAGCTCTGGGTGTGACGCAGGGTGAGATTGAACTTGCGGATGAGCAAGCGGCTCAACTGATGGAGTCCAACCCAGAGATGGTCGGTCTGCCTGCGCCAGAAGAATCAGTACCAAGTCAATTACCAGCGAAATCATTAACAACTAGCGAATAACATTATGAAAACCAGACCAAAAGAACAGTATGCGGATAATGACAGTATGAATAACTATGTCGTAAACCCGCCAAGTCCGTTAGGAGAAGGTAGAACCGAGAACACTATCTACCCACAAGGATGTGAGGAAGGCCGCAACCCCGTTATGGAGGGAGATGAGGGAGTGACTGGAACTTACGGAAGTGAACAAAAGGTCGGAGATCATCACGAATACGAATAATATGCCCAAGACTATCCAAGACAGATTTTTCAAAGACCCAGAGTGGTATCAGGTAGAGGAACTGATAATGAAATTCATCAACCCTCTGCTTGAGATGAACACGATTGATACGACCCAACCAGCCGAAGCAGTGAAGGCCGAGGTGATAGCTCGAAGAATGTCCTACGAAACGCTGATGCAGTTCCTTAATCAGTCAAAGATTATTGGCCACAGTAGACCAAAGGTCGAGAATAGCCCGTTTAAGTAAAAAACTATGAACCCAAATTACGCAACACAACCAGATTTGAAGACCAAAAAGCCCGTAGGTGGGACTGGTATTGAATCACCTCAATACAAGGATGGTGTAGCAGTTCTTGCTACAACCTTGACTGCGCCGACAACCAACCCAGGTACGACTCTGAATGGTACGGCCAGTGGTGAGAACCTGTCAGCCAAGTTCAAGAACCCGAATGTAAAACAGGATGTTCCGCCTGCCGCACAGAACCAGTACGAGTCAACAGAGTAATTATTAAATTGTTTAGACCTAAAAGGAGAAGGTCATTAAACCCCTTAATAACAAACAATATTATGGCAAAAGAAACTTTGAAAGAACAGAAATCCAGAGTTGCCCGTGATAATCGGGTAGCAAAGGTTAAGGCAGAGATTGAAGCCGCTAGAGTCAGTCGTGAGAAGTTAGAAGTGGATACTGGTCTTATTGAATCTCCTGCCGTAGGGAAAGAGAGAGAAGAGGCAGAGAAAGAGAAACTTGCAGAAGCCAGTAAGATTCGCTTGATTGAGCGGATTGAGCCAGCTTCAGGGAATGTTACGGGTGACCAGGTTACCGAGAGACTGAATGAGGTTATAGATTGGATTAACGGACAGAGTAAATAGTGATTTGACCTTATAGACAGGGAAAAGGTCTCTAAACCCCCTGTCATGTGATGCCGCCTCACTTCAAAAGCGGACTAACATATAGCTTATATATGACAGAACCCATTGTGAATGTCGACACTTCAAACGGCACGACTGATGACGTTATCATCGAAATTGACCCGAATCTTGATGCCGAGGCTAAACTCAAGGCAATGGATGAGCAGAACAAGAAATTGTATGCACGGGCCAAGAAAGCAGAAGGTTTTATCCAAGATGCAGATGGCAAATGGATTAAAAAGTCTGTCGAGACCCGACCTGACCCTATTAACAAAAAGGATGAGGCAACCAAGCCTTCAGACATTCTGAAAGCTGACGAGTTCAAGCTCTACCGAGCTGGCTATAGTGAGGCTGAAATAGACCTCATCATGCACAATGGTGGAATGAAGGCACTCTCTGACCCAAAGTCACCGCTAGTGCTTGGTCTCAACGCCGCTCGTGAACAGCGTAGTGCCGAAGATGCCGCCAACAAAGCCACTGATACGTCAGGGCTTTCGGAAGTGGAACGGAAGTATACGACTGAACAGCTCAAGAAAATGACTGTTAAGGAATTGGAAGCTATCCTTCCGCACGCCCCCGCTAGGTAACAACTAGGTATGGGTGGGTGCGCTAATGATTATTCAAATCTATGGCATCCGCCGCCGCAACCCTCATAACACCCTCACAGGTGTATTATGACAAAGTGTTCTTGGACAGGGCGAAGATTGAACTCCGACATGATTTCGGAGCGCAACTTCGTTCCGTTCCGTTGAACTCTGGCCAAGTTGTGAGATTCACTCGCTTCTCACCTCTTGCACTGGTAACTTCAGCTCTGTCTGAAGCTACAAACCCAGCAGAAACAGCGATGACTTCGACCAACGTATCCGCAACTATCTTGGAATACGGTGCAGTCACCAACGTGGGTTCCCTCTTCTCAATGACACAAATTGATGAAGGTTTGAAGGAACACGTTGAGGTTCATGGTCAAAACGCTGGTGAATCAATTGACCGTTTGATTCGTCAGGAATTGGCTTCAGGTGCAACAGTTCGTGTTGCTACTGGCGCACAATCCACTACTCCTGTAGGCTCCGACATCTCTAACATCATGACCACTGACGTGTTCTCTGGTGTTGAGATTCGTAAGGCTGTTCGTGATCTCAAGAACAACAAAGCGCAGAAGTTTGAGAACGGTTACTACAGAGGTATCATCGGCCCTGATACTGCTTATGACCTCTTCGGAGATTCCGAATGGCTTGACGCTCACCGCTACACGACTTCAGACGCTATCGAGCGTGGAGTCATCGGTAAGTTGCATGGCGTAGAGTTCGTAGAAACCAACAATCAACACAAGGATGTGTCTGCTGGTCTCTCTGGCTCTCCTGTCACTGCTACAACCGCAGGCGTTGTCGCTGTCTACTCCAACTTTATCTTCGGTAAGAATGCTTACGGTATCATCAACCTCGGCTCTATCACAGCTCCTATGGTGATTGTGAAGAATCCTGGCCCGAATGATACGTCCAACCCACTCAACATGTTCTCAACTGTTGGCTGGAAAATGCCTTTTGCCGTCAAGACCCTCAACTCAACCTGGCTCATCAACGTGCGCACTGGCGCAACTGGTGGTGTCAGCTACGTTGCAGGTGGAGGTGGTAACAACTAACCCAGTTAGTTATCCACAGCTCTTACACATACCCGCTTCGGCGGGTTTTGTGTTATAGTTTACTCATGAAGGTCGTTTCGCAAATAACCCTACCAGGGGGATTAGAGATAAACCTAATGTTCAATAAGGGCAAACTTGCCTATAGTTTTGTCCACGAAGGTAAACCTTACGGAACAGCAGTCGAAGTCCCATCGAAGAGCGTTGTGGATATTGCCTCTGCCTCCCTAGTCTTGTTTACTAGCGCACTTGAGACCAAAGCCGCTTTGATTGCGGTTAAAAACCTAACTAAAGATGGACAATAAAAGCACCAGAGTTTTCCCTGACTTCGCAGATGAGGTAATGAAGATAGACTCACGACTCTCTGTCGTGCAGAATCCAAACCACAAGGGCTTAGCCAATATTAAGCTCGATGGTCGAGACATCTGTCCCATTCCAAGCGGAGAAATCCTTGATGAACCAGACCCAGGATACACGATTGAGTTTCCGAATGGCTATGTCTGCAAGCACAGGTCTCGAAGAGAAGCATTGGAGTTGGTGCATGACCGATTAGAAATGATTAAGACTAAGGAAGGTGCGGACATCTTCTTTGCAAGGGAATAATATGAAAGTAAACATCGTCAATTACGAGGCTGGCTTCAACAATGGTATCCTCACCAAGTTTGCTGTAAAGCTCAATGAAGAGCTTTTGAAGCTCGGTGTTGATTCAAAGATTTCCCCGACCCCTGACCCGAAGGCAGATGTGAACCACCACATTAACTATCTGCCGTACATGCACGAGAACTCACCCGACTCGATTAACACTCTTCAGATTACGCACATCTGGGAAGGGTATAAGCTCGATGCTCTGAAGAAAGGAATGGAAACAGCCGACTTGGGCATCTGCTTCTCCTCTCACATGCCTCAATGGTTAGAGATGAAGGGTCTTGACCCACAGAAGTTAGATTACGTTTTGCCTGCTCATGATGGAATAAAGAGACGACATCAGATTGTTGCTATTCTCACCAATGTCTATCCTGATGGATGCAAGCGAGAAGGTATGTTCACCGAACTGGTCAAGACTCTCAACAAAGATGAGTGGGCTTTTCGTATCATGGGTTCGGGCTGGGAGAATATCCTGCCACCACTGGTCGCTGAAGGTTTGCAGGTAGATTACTTCCACGATTTTAATTATGAAATCCATCAGCGAATACTTGAATCATCTGACTATGCCCTCTACTTTGGTGAGGATGAAGGTTCGATGGGACTCTTGGATGCGGCCAATGCAGGTGTGAAGACCATTGGTACACCGCAGGGATTTCATTTGGATATGCCGCTTGATTATTATTTCTCCACCCAAGAAGAGTTGAATACTCTTTTCAAAGGTCTCAACAAGAATCCAGTTGAGACTTGGACTTGGGAGAGGCACGCTAAAGAACATCTACGCCTATGGCAACAGTTGAACACAGACAAAAAACAGTCCTCCTAACAGGCGTTGGGGGCTTCATTGGTTCGCATGTCCTTGCGCACCTGCTCAAGCACACTGATTATCGTATTGTTGGCGTTGCTTCTTGGAAGCATAAAGGTACACCTGAACGTATCATTGAGGATGAGACCTATCAAGCTCACAAAGACCGAGTGACCATCATCACTCATGACTTGGAGTCTCCATTTACCGAATACACCACCAAGAGAATGGGCAAGATTGATTTCATTCTGAACCTTGCTTCTGACTCTCACGTTGACCGTTCGATAACTGACCCAGTTCCTTTTGTGCAGAACAATGTAAACCTAGTTCTTACCATGTTGGAGTTGGCAAAAAAGGTTAAACCTCAAGTCTTTATTCAATTCTCGACTGATGAGGTGTATGGCTCTGCCCCTCTTGGAGTGAACCATGCCGAGTGGTCTCCGATTATCCCATCGAATCCTTACAGTGCTTCAAAGGCCGCACAGGAAGCCATTGTTATTGCCTACTGGCGTACAGATAACGTGCCTATTATCATCACCAACACCATGAACGTCTTTGGTGAGCGACAGGATACCGAGAAATTTCTGGCCAAGTGCATAAGTAAGATTGCTAAGGATGATATAATTACCATACATGGTAATAAAGATTATATTGGCTCTCGCTATTATATTCACGCTCGCAATGTTGCTGATGCCCTCCTTTATATCCTGAAAAATCTGCCACCAAAACTTTATACGGATAGTGGAGATGTAGACCGCCCTGACCGATACAACATCGTAGGAGAAAGGGAAATTGATAACTTGAAGATGGCTCAAATGATTGCCGACATTATGAGTAAGCCTCTCAACTACAGGCTTGAGGATTTTCATGCCGCTCGACCTGGACACGATAGGCGGTACGCTCTTGATGGAGCAAAGCTCGCTTACTGCGGATGGAAGCCACCTTTGACCCTTGAGGAATCGCTTACTAAATATATTAACTGGACACTCCAACACCCATCATGGTTACAGTAGCAATTGCAGGACATTTCAATCCTCTTCATATCGGCCACTTGCAACTCAAAGAGGCGGCTAAAAGAATGGGTGACAGGCTCGTTGTGATTGTGGCCAACGACATTCAGGCCAAAAAGAAGCGTGACCCTGTGCTTCTGCCTCTTCAGGAAAGGATGATGCTCATGTCGCAACTCAAGGGAGTAGATGAAGTCATAGCTTCCATAGACACCGACTCGACTATCAAGGATACATTGAAGATGGTGAAGCCAGACATTCTGGCCAGTGGATGCGATGCTGAACATCCTGATGCCCTTGAGGAGGCCGCCATCTGTCATGAGCTGGGAATAAAGACCGTTTGGGGTGTGGGAGGTGAAAAGATTAGAAGCTCTAGTGAAATACTAAAAAACTATGCGAAAGGTAACTAACTGTAGAATGTGCAAAGGGAAGGACTTATACCAGTTTCTCGACCTGGGCTATCATCCGCACTCCGACCAATTCAGAAACACCAACGATGAGCCAGAGATGCACTATCCTCTGCGTGTTTTGATGTGTAAGAACTGCAACCTAGCCCAACTTGCCCATGTCGTTGACGCTCATGATTTGTACCAAAAGGACTACCTCTACGAAGCCTCTATCACCCAGACTGCTTCAATGCACTGGTTCGACTTTGCGGAAGACGTGATAGCAGTTACGGGTATAAAGAAAGGCAAGGTTCTCGACATCGGTTCAAATGACGGTTCACTTTTAATGAAATTCAAGTTCCGAAGCTTCGATGTTCTAGGTGTAGACCCTTGTTTTGAGGTGGGGGAAATTGCCAGGAACCGTCACAAAGTTCCAACTATTACTGACTTCTACCCTTCGGAGAAGATTCAGGATAAGTTTAACCTCATTACAGGAACAAATGTCTTTGCTCACGTTGATGACCTGGATGCTTTCATGGAGGGAATCGTTAAGAACCTCGGAGAGAAGGGCGTATTTGTCTTTGAATCACCTTACCTACTCTCCTTCCTGGAAGGACTAGAGTACGATACCGTCTACCACCAACACCTTTCGTACTTGTCACTAAAGCCAGTGATGTCATTTGTCCGTAAGTTCGGATTGGAAGTGTTTGACGCCAAGCGCACAGGATTGCATGGTGGTGGTTTCAGAGTGTATATCTGTAGGAAAGGTGAACGTGAAATCAATCACCAAGCTCTTGTTAAGTTACTTGAAGCAGAGAGCGCCCATGACGAACAAGACCTTTGGTCATTTGAGAACGAAGTTACTTTACACAGAGCTAAATTCGCTAAAGCGGTGGCTGATCTCTACAACAGTGGTAAGACAATCGCCTGCGTGTCTGCTCCAGCGAAGGGCATGACCCTACTCAATGCTACTGGCGTAGGTCAGTTCATCTCATTTGTGACCGAGAAGTCTCTTTTGAAGATAGGTAGATATACTCCTGGTACTAAGATCAAGATTTATGGCGATGATGAACTACTTGAAAGACAACCAGACGTGGCTATCATTCTGGCCTGGAACTTTGCTGAAGAGATTATGAGGAACAACCCTGATTTTGAGGGTACTTGGCTCATTCCCCTTCCAACTTTGGTAACGATCAACCCGACATCTGAATATCCATAATATGCACGAAGACGAACGAGGCAAAATTCAAGACTTGATGGTGGGAGACAAGTTCTCCGTAACCCATATCACCTTCAAAAAGGGTGCTGTTAGGGGCAACCACTATCACAAGAAGACTGTTCAACATGACATTGTGATTAAAGGTCGTTTGCTCTGTGTTTCCAAGAAAGGAAGCTGGGGAACGAGGGACTTCCTTGTACCTGGCATGTCTGCCACTCACCAACCAAGCGTCTGGCACGCTTACGAAGCTAGAGAAGATTCTGAAATCCTTTCCATTTGCTACGGGACTCGAATTGGTGAAGACTATTCTAAAGATACGTTCAAGCTCCGCTATAACCTTTTATGATACAAGTTTCCAAACCAGACATAGGGGCTAACGAGGATATTTACCTTCGTGACGCAATGAACAAGAGCGATATTGGAATGGGTGAATATGTTGGCCGCTTTGAAGAGGCATGGGCTAAGTACAACAAGCGTAGTTACGGTGTTGCCTGTAACTCTGGTACGAATGCGATCTATCTGGCTCTCAAAGCGCTGGGGATAGGAAAAGGCGACTTTGTTCTGGTTCCAGAGTTCACTATGATAGCAACAGCTTGGGCAGTATCCTACACGGGGGCTATCCCCATCTTTGCTGACTGCCTAGACGACCTAACCGTTGACCCGATAAGGCTCAAGGAGGCCGTATTAAACAATACCAAAGCCGTTATCATGGTTCCGATCTACGGTAGACCAGTGTGCCAAGAAGCCTACAACTTTGCTCGTGACAATGGCATGTTCATTGTCGAGGACATGGCTGAAGCACATGGGATTATGCCGAAGGGTGACATCGCTTGCTACTCGTTTTACGGTAACAAGATACTTACTACGGGCGAAGGGGGAATGTGTCTTACTGATAACAAGAACTGGGCCGATGAGATGCGACTCTTGGCTAACATGTATTTTGACAAAGAACGAAAGATGTTACATCCGAAGATGGGCCACAACTTCCGCATGACTAACCTCCAAGCCGCTATTGGTCTCGGTCAAGTAGAGCGAATAGGCGAGATTCTTTCTCTACGGAGACAGGTCGTTCGTTGGTATGACCAGTACCTTCCAGAGAAATATCAGATGCCTAAGCGTCAAGTTCCCTGGGTCTATGACATCAAAGTCGAGAATCAGGAGGAAACCAAGAGAATGTTGTACGCTAACGGGGTTGATTCCAGATACTTCTTCAAACCCATGAGTATGCAACCAACATATTTGGATTCCTACGAACACCTGAATGCTTACAAGTGGTCAAAACATGGTCTATACTTACCCCTGTATCTACAACTTAGTAAAGAAGACATCAAATATATATGCAGTCTATTGAAATAGTCACAGCCATAACTGGGGGCAAGGATATCCTGCGGGATATCATCGTTAAAAGCGAGGCCAAGTTCACAGTCTTTTCTGACGTGGTTATTCCTACTCCAACAGGATGGAAGATAAAGCCTGCCTACAGTCGTTTCAAAGACCCTCGCAGGAACTCTCGGATTCATAAGTTGATGATTCATAAGTATTCGGATGCCGATGTAACCATTTGGCATGACGGTAATACTCAATTGGTTATTTCGCCTGAAGAGTTGGTAGCGAAGTATCTCGATGGATACGATATGGCCATGTTTCAACATGGAGGAAGGGACTGTATCTACGATGAAGCCCTAGTCTGCGCACAGCTCGGATTAGATGACCCCGAAGTCATCATTGAACAGGCTAAGTATTATGAAGATAACGAGTACGGCAAGCACAAAGGTCTATGCGCTGGGTACTTTATCATGCGTAGGAATAATCAGAAGACCCGTGACCTCAACGAGTTTTGGTGGGCTGACTATTGTAGGTTCTCCCGTCGTGACCAGTTATCTTTAATGCCTGCAATCGAAAGGTCTGGGGTGAATCTAAACGTCATTCCAGAGACATGGGTTCAAGAAAAAGGGTTCGCTTCGATGGCAGAAGTTGTGAAGATGTACCACCACGCTCATTTTGAAGGGAATTTTAATGAACAAAAATGATACTCGTAACAGGACACAAAGGATTTATAGGTTCGCATCTTACGAAGGCTTTGGATAGACTGAGTATAAAATGGTGGGGCTTTGACTTGGCTGATGGCCAGGACATTCGAGACAAATTAGCTCTTGAAAAGGTTTTTGATTCTAACCCAGTTAGTATTGTTATTCATTTAGCGGCCCTTACGGGAGCAAGAAGAGGTGAAAACTACCCCCAGGAATATTTTGACACGAATGTAATCGGAACAGAGAACATTGTTAAACTCTGCGAGAAACATGGAATCAAAAGATTGCTGGCTTTTTCCTCATCTTCGGCTAAAACTTGCCAGAACGTTTATGGAATAACTAAATACACGATGGAATTGATGCTTAAAAGATATTCAATTCCCTATCTCTACGTTATTCGTCCTTTCAATGTCTACGGTGAGAATGGTCGTCCCGATCAAGTAATCTGGAAGTGGTTAGAGAGAGCAAAGGCTGGTCTGCCAATTGAATATCATGGTGATTTTAGAAGAAACTATACCTACGTCGGGGATATCATAGATGGGATTCTTTCATGTCTAATCTGTGATGGGGTAAATCATCGTGCAGGTTTATCCCCTGGAGTGTATGACTTTGGGAAAAGTGGAGCTGTCCCTCTTTCTGAATTGCTGACAATTTTTAAGGAGAAGTTTCCCAATCTAGTTGTTATTCCAAAGGAAATGCAAGATGTCGCAACAGTACCCGAATCAGGTTTGGATTTCCCTACCGATTTTATTACGAAAGTAAAAGAACTAATCAAATGAGAATCTACGTTGAAATTGAGTATCGAGACGACAAGTCCATTAAACACGAATGTGTAGACCGACCTTCGATTGGAACATTCGTGACCCTTTACAAAAAAGACCCTGAACAGGTGTACATTCCTGCCGAGGCGATTAAGCAGATGAGAGTATTTTGCAAATGAAAATCCTATTTTACTTTAGTGACCACGGTGCGAATGTCATTAGACAGGAGCAGAACACCTACGGAGGTGTTGGCTATTACCGCATCATCAAGCCTTCACAGCAGGCCGCCAAAGGTCATGAAGTCACAGTCTGGGGAAAGGAGTTAACCAAGAAGGCTACGCTGACAGGCAAAGGGGAAACGCCAGATCAGCGCTGGGCCAGAATCTTCAAGAAATTTGATGTCTATTGGGCCAGCTACTTCAGTGACCCAAAGGAAGCCGCCGCTCTTTTCTATCAACGAGACAAGTCTGGTAAGAAGGTTGTTATTGACGTTGACGACAACTTCCTCGATGTGCTTGAAAGCCACCCTCTCTATGACAAACTCAAGGCAGGTAAGCGAGACAAAGCGTTTATGACGACAATTCTTTCTTTTGCTGATGTAATTACATGTTCAACAGAACCTCTGAAACAACGCTTTCGTAAGCATTTCAAGGATGTACATAACTTCGAGAAGAAGATTGTGGTCATCCCTAACATGAACGATGTACGAGACTGGAATGTAACTCCTGCCCCGAAGCATGAAGACCGAATAGTCATAGGCTACGCTGGTTCAAATTCCCATCAGGATGACTTAGCTATGCTCTTTCCACACCTCCTCCACATTATGAAGAAGTATCCGAATGTATATTTCGAGAGTATCGGCTCAATCAGTAAAGACATGCTCCACATGTTCAAAGACTTCCCGATGGAAGTGATGAACCGATGCGACTTGATGCCTGCCTCTTGGACGTTCAAGGACTATCCCCAGACCCTAGCCGATATGAAGTGGGACATCGGGGTCGCCCCATTGGTGGACAATGCTTTCACTCGCTGTAAGTCACACATCAAATTCATGGAATATGCGATGGTGAAGATGCCCTGTATTGCTTCAAGAGTTTATCCGTACTTCATGGATATTGGTGGTAAGAAAGTTGTAGAACATGGAAAGACTGGGCTTCTTATAAAACCTTCTGAATGGTCAGACGCTCTGGAAGATTTGATTTTGAATCAAAAGAAACGTATCGAACTCGGAGAGAATGCCTACGAGCATGTAAAAAAGACCTGGCAGTACGATGAATCGGACATGACGAAGGTCATAGATGATGTTCTAAAGTTGGCTTAGGGAGGCCATCTAGAGGGAATTAGTAACAGGAAATCCCCGTGAAGTCGGGGTTTCTTTTATTATTGCACTATGACCTTCACCCAAATCCTCGCCGAAGCTCGCCGACTCGTGAAAGCTAACTCTACTAGCTATACAACAGCCGATATAACGGTTTCTGCCAACAAAGCCCTTGATAGGGTCGTTACTATTATTCGTGATTCAGAAGGACGCTGGCAGTGGGATGATACAAACCAGACTGATTTTCCTTTTGGCACTACTGCCTTAGTCGCCAACCAACAGGACTACAGTGTTGCTACTTCTCATCTGAAAATCGAACGTGTAGAAGTAAAGAATGAAGCTGGAGTATGGAACAAGATGAAGCCGATTGACCAAGCTGACCTCTTTGACCAGTCAATTACCGATTTTCTCTCAACCGCAGGCGACCCTGTGTACTACGATAAGGTGGGAAGTTCTGTTTTGCTTTATCCGAAGCCTGACTATTCACAGGCGGCCTCCCTTAAAGTCTTTCACGAGCGTGGGCCGAGCTACTACACGGTATCCGATACAACTAAAGAACCTGGATTTGCCTCTATCTTCCATAACCTTATTCCAATGTGGTGTGCTTATGATTATGCTCTTATCAATAGCAATACGGTTTTAGAGAACCTTCGTACGGAGATAGATATTTGGGAAGACAAATTAAAAGACCACTATTCTCACAGGGACAAGGACGAGAAGATTCGTCTGACCGTAATGGGAGCTAAACAATCATTTAGATAATATGGCTACATTCACTAATGACAACAAAACTTCCTCAACGTATGTAAATCAGAGCAAGAACTCTTCTACCTATGACCCCGTGGAGAAGGCTGGGGGTGGATGGCAGTATAACGAGCCGAATCTTCTATATAACAGTCCTACCGACCCTGATAGCGGTTCGGTTGTTTATTACAACGGAATTGGAACAGTTACGACTTATGCCAATCAAACTAAAAACTAACCATGTCAACGTCCTATCCAACAAGTATTGATACTCTCACTAATCCTGCTGGTACAGACCCAGTTACGAGTCCTGACCACGCCGCTCAACATGCGAATGCCAATGATGCTATTGAAGCTATTGAAGCAAAAGTCGGAGTTGATTCTTCGGCTGTAACGACTTCACATGATTACAAATTAGGAGAGATTACTGGCTCGGATAAGGCTTTGGGAAAGTCTGCAACTCAAACTCTGACCAACAAGACCCTCACTACTCCGACGATTGGTTCTTTTGCCAACGCTACACACAATCATGAGGCGGCGGCAGGAGGAGGTCAGCTTGATGAAGACGCTCTAGCCCTAACGGACGTAACCACTAACAACTCTTCAACAAGTAAACACGGATTTATTAAAAAGCTGTCCAATACGGCTACGGAATTTATGAATGGCGCAGGTAACTGGGCTGTTCCAGGTGGGGATCTTTCCATTACGATACAAACTACTACAGGAGTTACCCATTCTCTTACGACAACGGCTGGACAAAAGGTTATGGTCTGGGTTAAAGGGGATTTATCTATTACGGCGGCAGGCGCACAGACTGCCACGGTTAGTCTTAAATACAATACCGTAGCTAAAGATGTAGTAGTGCCTTATAGTGAAAACGTAACAACTAGACGAGCTTTTGCACTTCATTATACGGAAACTCCTGGAGCGGCAACGCAGGACATTACGGTCACTACTGATGTAGGCACACTTGCTAACGTAGTTATTCTAGTCTTAATTACCTAATATGACACCAGAAGAACATCAAGAATTTGAAGAGTTGAAAGCCGAAGTGAAAGCACTTAGGACGACTTCTACGATCCCTTTTGAAGTCGAGAACGCCTTTAGGGACAGGCTAAGGATTGCCAATGCCCCTACAGTCTCCGCCAAAGGCAACCAGACCGAGAGTATTCCCGTCAACACCGCCGCAGGTACTTTGGTTCAGCTTTTTCCAGATGTTTTCCTTGAGGTCACAGTCAACGGAGTAACTTACTATATTCCAGCTTATACATGATAAAAATACCTCCAACTAGCAAACGTCATTCCATACCGAATAATTCTGACTTATTCGGGACTTTACACTACACAAAGAATATTAACTTCGATGAAGAGGGATATGCAAAACTCTCCTCTCGTATGGTATCCATTGCAAATCAGGCTGACACATCAAACATTGGATTGGCAACAGCCTTCGGAAGGAAAAGTATCTTCTCAACCTCCACTGACTTCGTAATGGTACAAAACAGGACTAATGCTTTCTGGCTTACTCTGGCGGAGACGACAATAACTGCCAACATCCATATAGGTACGGGGGTTGCGACTCTTACAGAAGATTCACATGGGACTTGGTACAAAAATATGTGGCACATCACGGACGATAATGACCTTTTCAGGTTGGACGATGTGACTGACGTAGCAACATACACAGAGATTACTGACGGGACTCCAGTGGACCTAACTTCTGGCAGGGTTCACTTCCTAGAGGTCTTTAGAAACAAGAACGCCTTATGTTGTACAAATGGAAATACTGTAAATATGTATACCGAAAGTGCAGGAACCTACACTTTGGTCTACACGCTGACTTTGCCAGAGGATTTTGAAACTATCGGTCTTTCCTACTCCAACTACCAGATGGGAGTAATCGCCATGCTTTCTAGCTCTTGGGGTCAGAACCAGGATGCCTATTTCTTTGTCTGGCAAGGAAATAGCTCGGAAGCCGCCAGTGGTGTACCGATCGGTTCAGACAGAGCTATCGCTGTCGTTCCTTACAAGGGTTCCTGGATGATCTTGACCCGTTCGGGACAACTGAAATTCTTTACGGGTTCTGGATGGCAAGATACAGCCTCCTTGCCTTTCTATTACAGAGAAGTACTGTGGGGTCAGTCATTTTCCCGTCAGGTTCTCGGTGATGCAATGGTCGTTGATGGAGACACTATTCTCATCAATTTCAATGGTCTCTTCAATCCGTACGGACAGAACTACGAACAGGTTTTATCTAACAACCTGGGGGCAATACTTTGTTATGATCCTAAAGTAGGGGTTTACGCCAGGTACTCCCCCTCCATTTCTCCTGCCAGTCTCTTAACAGTGACCAGTGGTAACGTGGATACGTCTACGAACATAATGACGAAAACTGCGGGAACTATTCCGAGTACAGGTAGCCCAATTAAGTATGTTTCGGATAAAACTAACCAGATCGGTGGATTGACTGCCCCAAAGATATATTATGTGATTAAGTTGAGTGCAACTACCTTTAGTCTGGCAACCACTAAAGCTCTGGCGGAGGCGGGAACAAAGATAGACTTAACTAGTACAGGGGCGGCCAACAATTACTTCATGGGTTTGGAGGTCTATGATTACGGACAGAGTTACGCCAATTTGTCTGGGGCGGTAGCTCTTTTAGGAAAGACCCTTTCAATTCACGATCACATTATTTCTGGCTCTGAACTTAATGACTACAATGGAACGGGAAATAGCAATCACGTCAATCTGACCATATCAGATTTTGATAATCGGGGTTACTTTGTGACAGCAAAGGTACTTTCGGAGGAAGTCGAGGATAACGTTCAGAAACTATATGTGAAGTATCGTACCCTGAAAACCAACGACAAGATCATAATTAAGTCAAAGATCAAGGATATTCTGGGTCTTCCTGTCTCCACTCCCCAAGCCCGCAGTGCGACTGTCAATCAGTGTGCCTGGACAAGTTCTACTGTTTTTACCACTACAGCTAACTTTGCCGATGCAAAAACGGCCTTTGATAACGGGGACGAGCTTGAGGTTGAAGTCATTGCTGGTGCTGGTTCTGGAGTCTTGGTCAAAGTTTCCAATCTTACCGAGAGTGGCGGGACGTATACTGTTACAGTGGAGGAAGCCGTTGACGGGGCGGCCTCTTCAAGGTTCTGTGACGTTATCATTGATAACTGGA